CAAAGCGTTGTCGCCCAACGGTAACAATACGTCCGTGCCTCTTGTGGGTACGGTGGACACCGAGATGGTCATCACCCCGGCTTCAGGGGATTACGTGGTACGCCCGCCAGATCTGCAAGCGGATGTGGTAGCGTTATTTAACATTGCCAGCCGCTGGCTGTACTACGTCCAACGCACTGAAGTGAACCGCATGTCTGACGCGATCAATCGCTACTGCATGGTGCAGTCCGATGGCGCGCCGTTTGCCCGCCTGGCCTACGTGCGGCAGGGACTGAGCAACGAATTGATGACGCAGACGGACCTTCGCTCCGTTCCAGTAGTTGCTCAAATTGAGCACGCTGCGCCGGTGCTTCTCATTAAGCCTCTCTAGGTTCAACAAAAGTTCATGATGTTCGCTTGACGATGTAAAAGCGTCAGCGTAGCGTTCGCTTTCACCGTTGCGATAAACACAACGGCAGTTAGAAAAACCAAAATGAAACGAACCAACATCCTCCCTTCCGACAAGGAAGCATGGCTCGCCCTGCGCGGCCTCGACATCACCTCCACCGACGTGTCCGCCCTGTTCGGGCTGTCACCGTACAAGACCCGCCTGCAGCTGTGGCACGAGAAAGCCACCGGCGCCTCCGACTCGTTCGAAGAGACCGAGCGCATGAAGTGGGGCACGCGGCTACAGGACACCATCGCCCGCGGCATTGCCGAAGATCAGGGCTGGGAGATCCGCGCCCGCAACGTCTACTCCCGCATCGAAGAGCGCCGCATCGGCAGCAGCTTCGACTTTGAGATCATCAATCACCCTGACGGTCCCGGGCTGCTCGAGATCAAGAACGTCGATTACCTCGTCTTCCGCGACAAGTGGTCCGAGGAAGACGGCATCGTCGAGGCGCCCGCGCACATCGAGCTCCAGCTGCAGCACCAGCTGCTGGTGACCGGTCGCGCTTGGGGCGTCATCGCCGCGCTCGTGGCGGGCAACCAGGTCAAGTACGCGATCCGTTTGGCGGACCCGGATGTGCACTCGCAGATCCTCGATGAGGTCGCGCGCTTCTGGGCATCGGTCGCCTCCGGGGTCGCACCCGAACCGCACTACCCCGAGGATGCCGAGGTCGTCGCTCGCCTGCACGTCAAGGCCAACCCGGGTGAGGTGGTGGACGCCACCGGCGACCTGGAGCTCGACGAGCTCGTCGCGCGCTACAAGCACGTCTCTTCCGAGATCAGCGGACTGGAAGAGATCAAGGACACCATCAAGGCGCAGGTGCTCACCCGCATCGGCACCGCAGAGAAAGTCATCGGCAGCGGCTGGTCCATCAGCGCTGGCGTAACCGCCGCCAAGGAAGTCCCGGCCTACGTGCGCCAGGCCTATCGCGGGTTCCGTATCAACGTCAAGAAAGTCAAGTAACACCCACACCAACACACCATGAATAACAACAACAACCAACTGGTTCCCCTGGCAGACATCGAGCGCATGGGGATGGCCATTGCCAAGAGCGGACTCTTCGGGGTGCGCACCCCCGAGCAAGCGATTGCGCTCATGCTCATCGCCCAGGCCGAGGGGCTCCCTCCGGCGATCGCCGCGCGCGATTACCACGTCATCGAGGGGCGCCCCACACTGAAGGCCGATGCCATGCTTGCCCGCTTCCAGCAGGCTGGCGGCAGGGTAGCGTGGGGCTCATACACCAACGACACCGTGTCAGCGGAGTTTAGCCACCCGCAGGGCGGTGTGGTCACCATCACCTGGACGATGGCCATGGCCAAGGCCGCAGGGCTTGCCGGGCGCAAGATTTGGGCACAGTACCCTCGGCAGATGCTGCGGGCGCGCGTGATCTCGGAGGGCATCCGCACGGTGTTCCCCGGGGTGCTGGTGGGCTCGTACACGCCCGAAGAGGTCGAGGACATGCGCGAGGATAAGCCGGTCGCACCGGCGCCTGCGCCGCGCCGCAAGGCCCCGGCAGTCATCGAGGCCGAGCCGGTCCCCGCATTACCGGCGCCCGAGCCAGAGTCCGAACCGCAGCCGCAGCCGCGCGCATTCGTGCTCGAGGACGCGATCGCGGCCATCAACGGGGCGCAGAGCATGGATGAGCTCAAGGCGATCTACACCGACGCTTACAACGCCGCGGACGCGCTGGGGGACGACGCTTCGATCGCCGAGCTCGTGCGGGTCAAGGACGCGCGAAAGGTTGCGCTGGCGCCCAAGGGGTCAGCCAGGTTGAAGAAGGTGTTGGCCAAGCCTGCGCCAGCACCGGAGCCAGAGCCGGAACCCACAGCGGAACCGGAGAACACCGACGACATTCCCTTTGGCGATGAGGAGGCACCGCTGTAAGCATGAACAAGAACATCTGGATCACACCTGAGCAGCTGGCCGAGCGGTTGCAGATCGCTTTGGGGACCTTGGCGAACTGGCGCACCCGGCGCCAGGGGCCGAAATACATCCGCCTGTCTGGCAAACGCGGGTCGGTGCGCTACCGGCTCGACGATGTCGAGCGGTGGGAGCAGCAGCAGCAAGAGGAGGACGATCAGGCGTGAGAGTCATGCCTGCCAATTCGACCGGCTGGTTCTGGCACTGCCTAGCTAGAGAGACCGGCTGCATCGGCCACCTGTTCTCCCCTGGGGGACAGCGTGGCCCTTGGCCGTGGATGCCCTACGCCCTGGACAATGGTGCCTTCTCCGCTTGGGACAGGGACACCAATCGCTGGGATGAAGCGCGCTGGAATGTGGACGCATGGCGGCGTTTGATTTTCTGGGCGCAGTCGAACCCGCAGCCTCCGCTGTGGGCGATCGTGCCGGACGTGCCGGGCAACGCGCAAGAGACGCTCGAGCGCTACAAGCGCTTCGTTGCCGAAGTGCCCTTCGTCAAGGCGTTGGCGGTGCAGGACGGCATGAGCGTGGAGCAGGCCCGGGAAGTGAACCCCGATGTCATCTGCGTTGGCGGAACCACGGAATGGAAATGGGCAACCGTGGAACAGTGGGCCAAGGCATTTCCTCGGGTGCATGTTCTGCGCTGCAATTCACCGGACAAACTTGTGTACTTGGATGGCTTGGGCGTTGAATCGTGCGATGGAACCGGCTGGGCTCGGGGCAATCGCACGCAGACGCAGGGGCTTGAAGACTGGGCAAGGCTAAATGCTAAACCGATTACTACACCATTGGCGGATTTTGTTTGCCGCCAAGAACGAAACAAAACACAACTCACATTCGCTTAATCCTATGGGACCACATGAACACCACGAACAGTGGGTAGAAGAACGCAAGAACGTCTGGGCGCAGCTGATTTGCCCAGTGTCAATCGATGCTCTGATAAAACTTGCCGACATCGCGCCCCCCGGGGCGTTGATCCGATCGGGCGGTCAGACGTTTCACGAAGGGGCCTTCCACGAGATCCTTGAAGTGGTTGTGCCCGCCACCGCAGAGGAAGGCATTCAACCGGAGGAGACCAATGAGACGGCATCTTAAAGCGATCGCAACACTACCGGAGGCAAAAGCCTACATTATGGAACTGCGTAAGGTAGCGTCCGCGCGTAATACTGAGCTGTCTCAGTTGCGCAAGGCGCTGCGGGCAGAGCAGGCAAACAAGCGCGAATGGCTCAAGCAGCTGGCAGAGGCCGACAAGCGCGTGCGCCTGCAGGCCGACGTCATCGCTGCGATGGAAGAGGCACAGCGCCCCGAGGGAATCCTCGGCTGGATGCGCCGCGTATTTGCGCAAAAATAGATCGCACCAACGCGCAAAAGCACAAGCAACCCCCTGTGGACCACTGGTTTGCAGGGGGTTTTCTTTTTCCACAAAAATTCACTTGCATCCCCTAAGTCCAACGCTAGGTTGGTGACGTTGTCATCACGACAACACACAGCAACATATGAAACCAACCACTGTATTGTTAACCAGCCTCGCGCTGGGGTACTTCGACATCATTAACCTGGCCCGCGTGGCCGGGCAAACCGAGGCGTTCTTTTGGGGCGCGCTGATGCTGATAAATCTGCCGATCACCATCCTGGCTGCAAAGGAGGTTGTCGAATGACCCGCACAGAACGTCCTTTCTTTGGGCATCGCGGCAACTGGAGCCTTATCTCGTCGAGGATTCAATGCTGGGCGGATGCTGTGGATTGTCTCGTGTACCACATTAATGACGAAGCAGTGCTGGCGTTGGATGGGGATGAAGCCGCGAAGATCGCTGTGGGTGAAGGTTCCATGGGGGAACTGAAGGAAGTGCAGTCGGAGATTCGCGCGCTTGAATGCAAGATCTGGGATCTCGAAGACGAGCTCGCCAAGCTTGAGCAGCAGGAGAAAAAGCTGCTGGATGCCATCAAGCTCAACAAACTGCTTGGCGTTCAGAAGGAGCCGGAATGGGTGCGCAATCATCCGACGTTTGCGTTTTGCCAGAAGGAGGTGGCGCCATGACCGCGCGCGACATTTACCGGCAGTCGCTGTGCGAGCGCATCGGCATCCCGGTGCTGTCGTTCCGCGCGTGCCGGGTGATCGAGCGCTACCAGCTGTTCACTGTCGCCCAGCTGGTGGCCTGGCTGCGATCGCCTGCCAGTCAGTTGGCGCAGAACGTGGGCCCGATGACCCGGGCGGAACTGTGCGATGCGGTCGGTGTGCCGCACGCCGCCGCGCCGATGACCCTGCAGGGGAAGCTCAACGCAGCGCTCGAGCGCATTACAGAGCTCGAGGAAGCGCTTGCCAGGCGTGAGGAGGTGCACCCATGAGCGAGCCAACCCAAGAAGCCATCCGCGAGGAGATGCGCCTGCTGGTGGGGCGCCTGGCGAACATGATGCTGGCGCTGGACACCCCGCAGATGACCTACATTGCGAAGGTATCCGGCGGGAACTTCGATGGACAGACCATCGGGGTGGCGCTGATCTTCGGAGACCCCGAACTGGAGGCCGAGCGCGACGATGAGCTCTCCTGACGTGTACCGCATTCAGTGCCGCGAGACCGGCTGCTGGCTCTCAGCGACCGGCGACCGGGACCTGTGGGTCAGCTACCGGGACATCCGGCACGCCACCACGTTCTCCACCGTGGCAGAGGCCAAACACGCCGCGGCGTTTTTCAAGTTGCCATACGCCCGGTTCCGCATTACAACGTCGACTCAGATGCCGTAAACCAAAGGTGCTGAGCGGTATCTGGTGAGAAAAAAAGGGGGCCCGTCACCGAGTGGTGGCGGGCTTTCTCTTTTTGGGCATGAGCCACCTACACAAGTGCGGCGTAGACGATCCACTCCTGTAGACGCAATCGTAGACGCGTTAAGTCGTCTGATGTCATCGGGTTACGCTACTGTCTACTATGTCTACACTACTACTACTTATATAGGGGTATATAGGTATATAGGGGTATAGGACTCTCCAGCACTCCCATGAGATTCTTTTTATTTTTGAGAACCGGAGTGTACAAACGTAGACGACGCGAAAGTGCCTCACCCTGAGTGTGATGCCGCTCTACACTGCCCATTTTCGTGTGTGGACTGAGTGTAGTTGCTCTTGTAGACCGGTTTGGCGTTGACGAGCCAAAAGTTCGTGGCCATCATGTGTTTCAGCTTTTCTAAAACACTATGGCTAAGGGAAAAAGAACTGGCGGGCGCCAGAAGGGAACGCCGAACAAGATCACCCGCGACTTGAAAGAGGCGATCCTTCGCGCCTACGAACGGGCTGGTGGAATCGAGTACCTCGAGACCATCGCCAGGCTCGACCCGCGAACATTCGCGATGCTGCTCTCGAAGGTCCTGCCCATGCAGGTCACCGGTGCTGGCGGTGCTGGCCCGGTTGTCATCGAGGTGGTGACCGGCATCAGCCGGTGCCCGGACGACCCCGCGGTGGACCCCTTCGATGACGATGAGGCAGCGAGTTGACCTAGGCTACGCGCCCCGGCAGTGGCAGCTGGCGGTCCACAACGGGCTCAAGCGCTTCTCGGTGGTGGTCATCCACCGGCGCGGCGGGAAGACCGTCATGGCGGTCATGCAGCTGATCCACGCGGCGATCCGCTGCCGCAAGGCTGACGGCCAGTTCGGCTACGTCGGGCCCCTGCTCAAGCAGACCAAGAAGATCGCCTGGAAATACCTCAAGCGCTTTTCCGCCCCGGTCCCGGGGATCAAGATCAACGAGAGCGAGCTCTCGGTCACCTTCCCCAACGGCGCGCAGATTACCCTGTTCGGCGCCGACAATCCCGATTCCCTGCGCGGCCTCTACTTTGACGGCGTGGTCCTCGATGAGGTCGCCGACATGAAGCCCGAGACCTGGGGCGAGATCCTGCGCCCGGCGATCGCCGATCGCAAAGGCTGGGCGCTGTTCATCGGCACGGTGAAGGGGGTCAACCTGCTTTCAGAGAAATACTTCGAGGCACTCAATGATCCTGAGTGGTACTCCGCGAACTACACCTGTTATCAGACGGACGCGCTGTCGCCCGATGAGATCGAATCAATGAAGAAAGATATGAGTGAAAACCAGTTCCGCCAAGAGATGCTGAATGATTTCAGCGCGTCCAACCCCGACCAGCTGATCGCCTTCGAGCACGTGCAAGAGGCTGCAGGCAGACATCTGGCAGACACCGAGTTCGAGTTTTCACCGCGCATTCTGGGCGTGGACGTGGCGCGCTACGGGGACGACAAGAGCGTGATCTTCGGTCGCCAGGGGCTGGTGGCCTTTGAGCCGCAGGTCTACCAGTCGCTCAACAACATGGAGCTCGCGGCCAAGGTCGCGCAGGCGATCGTGGAGTGGAAGCCGGACGCGGTGTTCATCGATGCCGGCCGCGGGGAGGGGGTGATAGACCGCTTGCATCAACTCGGGCATGCTGTGGTGGGCGTGAACTTCGGTGGATCGCCGACTAAACCTCAGTTCGTGAACAAGCGTGGGGAGATGTGGTACGACATGGCGCAGTGGTTGAAAGCCGGGGCGAGCATACCGAACCATGCGCAGCTGAAGATCGAACTGTGCGCGCCCACCTACAGCTACGCCAATGCCGCGAACAAGTTCGAGCTCGAGAGCAAGGACGACCTGAAGAAGCGCGGCCTGCCATCGCCGGACATCGCTGACGCCCTGGCGCTCACCTTCGCCTACCCGGTCGCCCCCTCCCGGGGGCCTGGCGCATCACTGCACGCTGGTGGCCACGCGCTCACCGATTACGACCCGTTCGCGTAAACCTGTTGACGCCAAGCGATGGGTCACGACAATACCGCCATGGAGTTGTCTTTCCAACGTGAGCCGTTCACGCCAGCACTGGGCGAGGAAGGGCTCCCGCTTGGTCGGATGCACAACGCCGAGATCGGGGGCGTGACCTCGCAGCTGCGCGTTCGCGTGCCCGTAGAAATGTACCAGGCGCTCGACGCGCAGAACCTGCTGCGCATCTACACCGCACGCGAGGAGGGTACGCTTAAAGGCTACAACGTGTTTGCGCTGATGCTGCACCCGGAACTGGATGCGCTGATGGCGCAGCACGATGTGATGTTCCTGCACCCGACCGCTCGCACGGGATTCAATGCGCTTCGATTCATGCGCTGGTGCGATGAGCAACTGAAAGCCGACGGGGTCGCGTTTGTGACCCAGAACGTCACCGCAGGGCTCGACTACAGCAAGCTGCTCACGAGGATCGGCTACCAGCACCACGAGACTGTTTATATCAAACGACTGAACTGACTATGGCCATAGGAACTACCACCGCACTGATCGCTGGCGCCGTTATTGGGGCCGGGGCCGGGGCTCTTGCCGCCAAAGCAAACAAGCCCAACATTCCAAACCCCGGCACGCCAGACATGAAGTCTCAAAGCGAGATTGACACCAGCGCGAAGGATCGCCAGGACCGCGCGCGTAAGAATGCGTTGGCGGCCTATGGGCGCACAGATACGCTGCTTACCGGAAGTCAGGGCTTGGGGGGCACAGGCACGCAGCCCGGGGCGCAGCAGAACTTCCAGAACATGGGCAAGAGCCTGCTCGGCCAATAATGGAGACCAAACGCCAGAGGCTGGAGAAGATGCGCATGGCGCTCCGAACGGAGCGCGAGTCGTTCATGCCGCACTGGCGTGACCTGTCCGACTTCGTGATGCCCCGCCGGGCACGCTACACGATCGCCGAGCGCAACAAGGGAGACCGGCGCAACAAGAAGATCATCGACTCCACGGCCACCCTAGCGATCCGCAACTTGCAGGCAGGGATGATGTCGGGGCTCACTTCCCCAGCGCGCCCGTGGTTCTCGTTGGCCACACCCGACCCGGAGCTCGCCGAGTTCGGGCCGGTTAAGTCCTGGCTCGATGATGTGACGCGGCGCATGCGCACGATCTTCCTCAAGAGCAACCTGTACAACGCGCTGCCGCTGCTCTACTGCGACGAGGGGCTCTTCGGCACCTCGGCCATGGCGGTGCTCGAGGACGACCAGGATGTCATCCGCTGTTACTCGTTTCCGATCGGCTCGTACTGCATTGCCCAGTCGCACCGGCAGACGGTCGACACCTTTGTGCGTGAGTGGGCGATGACGGTGCGCCAGCTGGTGCAGCGCTTCGGCTACGACAACTGTTCGCGCAGTGTGCAAGGCCACTACGACAACGGGAATTACGAGGTGTGGATCGATGTGGCGCACATGATCCACCCCAACGAAGACCACGACCCGACCAAGCTGCAGGCCAAGCACAAGCGCTTTTCCTCCTGCTACTGGGAACTGGGCTCGGACGAGGAGGGCAAGTTCCTCGATGAATCCGGGTTCGATGAGTTCCCGGTCATGGCGCCCCGGTGGAACCTCACCGGTGAAGACGTGTACGGGTACTCCCCGGGCATGGACGCGCTGGGGGATGTGCAGCAGCTGCAGGCGATGCAGCGGCGCATGATCCAGTCGGTGGACAAGATGGTCAACCCGCCGATGGTGGCGCCGACCTCCATGCAGAACAAGAAGGCGAGCCTGCTTCCCGGGGACATCACCTACGTGGACACCACGCAGGGCTCCACCGGCTTCAAGCCCGCGCACGAACTGCGCATGCCGTTGCAGGAGCTCCAGGTGTTGATCGGCGAGACGCAGATGCGCATCAAGCGCTGCTTCTACGAGGATCTGTTCCTCATGCTGGCCAACTCCGACCGGCGCCAGATCACCGCGCGCGAGATCGAGGAGCGCCACGAGGAGAAGCTGCTCATGCTCGGGCCGGTGCTCGAGCGGCAGAACGAAGACCTGCTCGATCCGCTGATCGATCGCACCTTCGCGATCATGCTGCGCAAGGGGCAGATCCCGCCACCGCCGGCGGAGGTCGCCGGGCAGGAGCTCAAGGTGGAGTACATCTCCATCATGGCGCAGGCGCAAAAGCTTGTGGCCACTGCGGGCCTCGAGCGCTTCGTGGGCTTCGTGGGCAACCTGGCAGCGGCCAAGCCCGACATCGCCGACAAGCTCGACTTCGACCAGGTGGTCGACGAGTACGCCGACATGCTCGGTGTGCCACCCAAGATCGTGCGCCCCGATGACGATGTGGCGAAGATCCGCGAGTCACGCGCGCAGCAAGTTATGGCACAACAGCGGGCCGAGCAGTTGCAGCAGGTGGCACAGGGAGCGAAGCTTCTCTCTGAGACCGACATGGGCGGAAACAGCGCTCTGTCTGCAATCGCCGCGGGAATCCGCGGTGGCACCGTTCCATCGTAGAAAATCTTATGGCATCCACAAATCCCAATCTTGTATCAGACGGCCAGCAGGTTGTTGTCCGTGACACCGTAACCCAACCCGAGCGCGCCGCAGTCGTGACGCCCAATGACAGCACGACCTTTGCCGCGTCCACCCTGTTTGTGGGCAGTACAGGCAGCTTGGCTGTGCAGACCGCCGGCGGTGACAGCGTGACCTTCAACAACGTGCCTGTGGGGTTCTTCCCGGTGAAAGTGGTGAAGGTGCTCGCCACTGGGACCACGGCCTCGAACATCGTGCGCGTGTTTAACTAGCCATGCACATCAGCATCGAAATCTCCACCACCGCTGTGTTGGCAAGAGCCAGTGCGCCGCCGGGTGTGGTGTTCTTTTATCGCACCCCTGACGGGTCGTTCTACCGACAACCCGACGCCATCTCACGCTACCTCGTGCCGTAACCTATGCCGGACATCACCGTATCCAATACCGTCCACTCATTCATGCAGGCCGCGGATGCGGCGTCTGCGCGCGCTGTTCTCGGGGCGCTCGACAAAGCCGGTGACACGATGTCCGGCAAACTCAACCTCACGAGCACCGCCGCAGCTGCACCGTTGAACCTGGGCGGCAACACGGGCAACACGGGCGCAATCAACGGAGACCTGTGGATGGGGCCTACGGGGATCTTGCAGTTCCGCGCGTCTAACGGGGTGACCTACACGCTGGCAACGCTGTCCACCAACGTCTTTGCAGCGTCGCAGCAAATCACCAACACGACCGGCAACGGGCTGACGATTCAGACCAACGGCAACGGAAGTGGCATTGCCGTCACGACGTCGACGACCAACGCCGCAGTGCGTATCACGCAGACGGGCACCGGTGAAGTCCTGCGCGTGGAGGATAGCGCGAACCCAGACACCACGGCGTTCGTTGTGGATGCGGCTGGTCGTGTGGGGGTGGGCGTGACCCCTGATGCCACGGCCGCGCTGGCGGTCGATAGCGGAGGGGTGAAGCTCAACGGGGTGAACCTGCTTGCCGGGGCTGGAAGCCCTGAAGGCGTGGTCAGCGCCCCCGTGGGAAGCTTTTATCTGCGCAGCGATGGGGCGCCCGGCAGCACGTTCTATGTCAAGGAAAGTGGATCAGGGAACACGGGCTGGGCCGCAAAATGACGCTGGAGTGCTTACGATGAACGCAGCTGACCCGCAGAAGGTGGCCGAAGTCGAGGCCAGGATCAAACGCAAGTCCAGCCTGGAAGAGGAAGACCTGCGCAAGGTGATGAGCCTGCCCGAGGGGCGGCGCACGATGTGGCGAATCCTGTGCAACACCGGGATGCGGCGCTCATCGTTTACCGGCAACTCGGAGACCTACTTCCGCGAGGGTGAGCGCAACGTCGGCCTGCGTCTGCAGCAGGAGCTCGAGCGCATCGCGTTTGAGGACTACGTGCTGATGTTGAAGGAGGCGCGTACACAGGAGAGCGCTTAAGTTTTTCTGTGGACGACATTGAGAAAATCACACCACGCTTGAGAAGATGCCATCTGCCGTCATTCCCAAGACAAACGCCACGGATGGGTCCGCGCAAGGCCCGGATGTCAACGCCCTGCAGATCGGCGAAGTCGCGAGCAATCGCACCACCGGGAAGCTTTACATACGCAAAGATGGGGATTCGATTGCATCGTTTAAGCCAGTCGAGGATTTGACTGTGTCCGATGTGGCCGGGGCCGCACCCACGCATGACGCCGCTTTGACTGGTACACCGACAGTCAATGGTCAACCGATCCTGAAGGACGGAGACCAACTCACCGGTGGAATCTACTAAGAGACAGAAACATGGCTAATCCTATCATCCCAAAAACAAACGGCACGCCCGGGTCCAGCGCGACACCGGGAGCCGCAAACCTGGCAGTGGCTGAAATCGCGTCCAACGCGTTTCTGGGCCGCTTGTACCTCAAGGCCGAAGACGAAAGCGTCAAGGAGTTCCGCGCAGTATCCGACATCGCCGCGAGCGACATCGGTGCTGTAGCGGCTTCCTCTGTTGGTCAGGCGAACGGTGTTGCACCGCTCGACGCCAACGGGCTTGTCGACGCGCTCTACCTCCCCAGCTACGTCGATGACGTGCTGGAATTTGCCGACCTTGCTTCGTTCCCAGCCTCGGGCGAGACGGGCAAGATCTACGTGGCCGCTGACACGGCAACGTCCTACCGCTGGAGCGGGAGCGTTTACGTTCCGATCGTTTCCGGTGGAGAGCCCACTGGCACTGCTGGTGGAGACCTCAGCGGAAGCTATCCGAACCCGACGGTCGCCAAGATCCAGGGCCAATCCGTTTCGTCCACTGCTCCTTCGACCGGGCAGGCGTTGGTGTTCGACGGATCCAGCTGGGCGCCCAGCACGTTGTCCAGCGATGGCATCACCTCGCTCTCCGGTGACGTGTCTGCCTCGGGCCCTGGTGCCGCCTCCTCGACGGTGACGGCGATCCAAGGCCAGGCAGTGTCCTCGAGCTCCCCGATGAGCGGACAGGTGCTCGCGTGGGATGGCATACAGTGGGTTGCAACCACGCCCGAAAACTTCATCGACACCGGGATCACCGAGCTCACGGGCGACGTGTCCGCGAGCGGAAGTGGGATGGGCATTTCCGCAACCGTCAACGCGATCCGTGGGTACCAGGTCTCCACGACCGGTCCTACCACGGGTCAGGCGCTCGTGTTCGACGGCGCCAGCTACACCCCCGCCACGGTGGTGAAAGACGGAGACGCGATCTCCGGCGGCACCTACTAAGCCGGTCTCGCCCCCTGTCCCATCGCGATCTTTGAAATCCGGTGGGACAGGGCTTGCGATGCTCACACAATTTACCCAGCATGACTGGGACACTTTTCTAAAGCCATGCCCGTCAATCCAATCATTCCGAAAAGAAACGCCACAGCAGGGTCGTCGACTGGCCCCAATGCCTCTGCGCTGCAGACAGGCGAGCTCGCATCCAACGCGTTTACCGGCGACCTGTACCTCAAGCGTGAAGACGCTGTCGTTGAGAAGATTGGATCTGACGCTTCGAAGTTAAGCACGGGCACCATGCCAGCGGGCAGGCTTCCCGCGCTCTCTGGCGATGTGGCCTCCAACGCAGGCTCCGCTTCGGTGATCGTCACCAAGCTGCAGGGCAAGGCCATTGCCACGACCGCGCCCGCAAGTGGGCAGTTCCTCAGTTGGAACGCAACGCTTAATCAGTGGGAGCCGGTCACCATGGTCCTGCCCTCTGCTGGCGGCGATCTATCCGGAACGCTGGTCTCGGCCACGGTGGCCAAGATTCAAGGCCGCGCGGTATCGTCTACCGCCCCGAGCTCTGGCCAGGTGCTCAAGTACGACGGCACGCAGTGGGCTCCGGCGACCGAAGCAGGCGGCGTGACCGGGTTGACCGGCGATGTGACCGCTTCGGGGGCTGGGAATATCGCTGCAACGGTCGCCCGCATTCGTGGGGTGAACGTATCTTCCACCGCCCCCACTAGCGCGCAGGTGCTGCGCTACGACGGCACGCAGTGGGCACCGGCTGCAGCGAACCTGCACACCCACGCGATCGCTGATGTGACGGGACTTCAAAGCGCCCTAGACGGCAAGCAGGCCGCAGGCAACTACGCGCCTCTGGTCAACGGCTTGGTGCCGCAGGCGAACCTGCCCAGCTACGTGGACGACGTGCTCGAGTACGCGGGCACCGCCTCGTTCCCGGCCACCGGTGAAAGCGGCAAGATCTACGTCGATACCAGCGCGAACATCTCGTACCGGTGGACCGGCTCACAGTACGTTGCGATCGTCTCTGGTGGTGTTCCTACAGGAACGGCAAGCGGAGATCTATCGGGGTCCTATCCTTCGCCCACCGTGGCCAAAATCCGCGGCGTGGCGGTCTCCAGCAGCGCCCCCAGTTCTGGGCAGGTGTTGAAGTACGACGGCACCCAATGGGCCCCGGCCAGCGATACCGACACCGGCATGACAGCCTTAACAGGAGATGTCACGGCTTCAGGCTCTGGCTCTCAGGCTGCCACCGTTGCCAGGATTCAGGGGCGCACCGTGGCGAGCACTGCGCCAACCTCGGGCCAGGTGCTTTCTTGGAACAGTACGACAAGCCAGTGGGAGCCGGCTACCGTGACCTCTGGCTCTTCCTCGCTTGGCGGAGATTTGTCGGGGACGACTTCAAGCGCGACAGTGGCCAAGATTCAGGGGCGCACGATCGCCACCACTGCGCCCACATCCGGGCAAGTGCTCTCTTGGAACAGCACGTCTAGTCAGTGGGAACCGGCTACCGTTGCGTCAGGATCTTCATCCGTCGGCGGCGATCTTTCTGGCACCACGTCCAATGCAACGGTGGCCAAACTGCGCGGGGTTGATATTTCAATCACGGCGCCCTCCGCAGGACAGGTGCTCAAATACAACGGGGTTGCTTGGGCGCCAGCTGCAGACACGGACACCGGCCTTACCGCGCTGACAGGAGATGTCACCGCCTCTGGCAACGGATCGCAAGCGGCTACCGTGGCGCGCATCCAAGGCAGGGCCGTGGCATCGACCGCGCCCACGGCAAGCCAGGTGCTGACCTGGAATGCGACGAGTTCGCAGTGGGAGCCTGCTGCGGCAGTCGCCAGCGCAGTGGCGCCGGTGCTCACTAGTTTTACGGGAAACGGGTCCACGACGCTCTTCGCAATCTCAGGCTACACCAACACCAACGTCGCCAACTATCTGGTGGTCGTCGGTGGTGTTGCGCAAAAGCCCGACTCAAGCGTGTATACGGTCAGTTCGGCCGGAGTGCTCTTCTCTGTCGCGCCCGCCAACGGAGTGAGCGGGTTTGTGCTGGCGTATCAGGCCCCAACAGGTTCCTCGCCGCTTGGATATACCGCCGTCAATAAAGCTGGAGACTCTCTCACCGGGGCGCTCAATGAAGCGCAAGGCGCCGACATCGCCTCGGCCTCAACGGTGAACCTGACCACCGCCACGGGCAACTACGTGCGCATCACTGGCACCACGGCGATCACAGGTATCACGCTGGCGCAAGGGGCTGCGCGCACGGTGGTGTTTGCAGCGGCGCTGACGTTGACCAACAGCGCAAGCTTGATCTTGCCAAGCGGTGCAAACATCACCACCGCTGCAGGAGACAGCGCGGTGTTTCGCGGTGAAGCCTCCGGCGTGGTGCGTTGCGTGAGCTACATGAAGGCCAGCGGTGAGGCGCTGGTCGCTGCCTCGGGTTCAAGCGGCGGCGGCGGCGGCATCAAGATTTTTGACACCGTTGGTGCAAATCAGCCGTGGACGGTTCCCGCTGGGGTTACGAGCGTTGTCGTAGAAATTACATCTGGAGGCGCAGGTGGATCTGCACAAAGTGGGGGAGGAAACGGTGGAGCTTCATCGTGTTCAATCGGAGGTGTCACGGTTACGGCAACAGGAGGCTCTGGATCGGGTACGGGTGGAAGCGTCGCTGCAGTAGCTGGATATGTAAATGCTGGAGCTGGAGGAGCTTTGGAGATTCTTGGAACTGGCAGTGGTGGAGGTTATGGTGGAAATGGTGGTTCGTTAGATGGTGGCGGTGGACTCAGCCCTACTGGATATCTCACCGCATTTTCACGATACGGAATAGGTGGTCCTGGTGGGCAAGATAATGGCGGCACTCAGGCTAGAGGAGGAGGTGGTGGAGCGTATGCTATTTATCAAGTAAGCGTTACGCCCGGACAAACTTACAGCAATGCCATCACTGTAGGTGCTGGAGGCGCGGCTGGAACAGGATCAACGGGCACTAACGGTTACCCTGGTCAGCAAGGACGAATCATCATTCGTTGGTAGTACAACCTCATCAGATCACACTAATGGCTTTTGCACTTATCTCCACAATCGACGTTGAACAGCCGTATCGCTTTTGCGAAGTCTCAGAAGCTCCGTTTCTGGTGACTGAACCGGCGCTGTTTTGGGTGCCATGCCCTGAAGGGGTTACCCCCGAGACGCACAAGTGGGACGGCGCGCAATTTGTAGCGTTACCTGCTGAGGCCGTGGAACTTCAGAACGAGCAACAGCCGTCAGCTGGGTCGTGATCGTTTGTCTAAACAGCATCAACACACGCGCAGAGGGTTCAATGATTCCAGTGTTCTAAGTTATGCCATAAAGTAACTTTTGTATGCCACTTACCCAACTACAGCACCCCATGATGGCCTTCGATGGAGGGGCCTTGAGTTTTCGCAACAGAATAATCGGCGGCGACTTCACGCTGAACCCGTGGCAGCGCGGCACCTCGTTCACAGCGCCCGCGAGCGGTGCGTATACCGCTGACCGTTTTGTGATGGGCCACACGAGTACGGCGGTGGTCAACATCGTCAAGGCCGCTGATGCGCCCACGGTCGCGCAGGCCGGCGTCTTCACGCAGCATTGCCTGCACCTCGACATCACCACGGCGGACACCTCGATTGCTGCTGGCGATCAGTTCAACATCCAGCAGAAACTCGAGGGCTACAACGCGGCATTGTTTGGTTTCGGCCAGGCTGGCACGCGCTACGTCACGCTCTCCTTCTGGGTGAAGTCCACCAAGACCGGGACCTTCTGCGTGGCGTTTCGTAACAATGCGGCCAACCGCAGTTACGTCGCCGAGTACACGGTGCTGGCATCCAACACTTGGGAGCGTGAAGTCATCACCATCCCGGTGGACACCGCTGGCACGTGGACCTACGACAACAGCGAAGGCTTGTCGGTGGTCTGGACGCTCGCGAGCGGTTCGACTTATCAGACCACTGCAGGCACCTGGCAGGCCGGAAACTTCATCGCCAGCGCAAATCAGGTCAACGCGCTCGATTCAACGTCCAACGACTTCAAGATTGCGCTGGTGCAACTGGAAGCCGGTCCTGTGGCGACCGCGTTTGAGGCGCGCCCCTTCGGGGTGGAGTTGGCGTTGTGCCAGCGCTACTACGAGGCAGGCACTGCGCTGGTGGCAAGGAACATCACGGCGGCAAGCTCTACCATCCGCTCGTCAACCCCGTTCAAAGTCACCAAGCGTGCTGCGCCTACCACGGTAACGGTGGACTTCGGTGCGGTGGACGCGTTCACGACGCTGGATCGGTTCTCCTGCTACCAAAGCGCTGTGGCCGCAAACACCGATTACAACCCGGGAAATTTCACGGCTTCTGCAGAGCTCTAGCTTTTTTGTGGACGCAGTTGAGAAAATCACACCACGCTGAGAGACAGATATGTCTGACACTTTAATCGCCAACCCACAGGCTTCACCAACGGGCGGGCAAAACAGTGCTGATCCTACGAGCGCAACGCAGCCCCAGCAGGCCCCGCCGAGTGGCGACGGTCAGACGCCGGGGCAGCAACCGAACGCAGGCGCAGCGGCCACGCAACAGGATGCTGGGGGCAACCCCAGCCAAAGCGCACAGGGACAACCCGCGCAGCAAGAGATTGAGCTCAAGCTGCCCGAAGGTTCATCCCTGGATGCCACATACCTCGAGAAGACCAAGGCAATGGCCAAGGACCTTGGGCTTACTCAGGAGGCGGCGCAGAAACTGGTCGAACGCGACAACGCCATGATGGCGGGGTTCGTCGAACAGCATCAGGTGAAATGGAACGAGCAGGTCGTGCAGTGGGAGGGCGCCGTCAAATCCGACAAGGAGATTGGCGGAGCAAACTTCCAGTCGAGCGTACACGACGCCAGAACGGCGTTGGATAAGTTCGGCACGCCCGAGTTCAAGAACATGCTGAACCAATCCGGGTATGGAAATCATCCTGAGCTCATCAGGCTGCTCTCCAGGGTTGGGAAAGCGATGCGCGAGGACAAGATGGTGACCACATCATCGCAGCCTTCGCGCACCTACAAATCATTCGCCGATGCTTTCTACCCGAGCATGGCTAACAAATCAGAGTAACAACCTACTATGGCAACACTTGCTTCTAACGTCGCAACGCTGGCCGATCACGCCAAGCGCTTGGACCCCGATGGGAAAGTACCGATGATCGTGGAGCTGCTCCAGCAGCGCAACGCGATCTTGAACGACATGATGTGGATGGAGGGCAACCTCCCCACTGGACACCGCACCACGGTTCGCACCGGTCTTCCGACCGTGACCGCCCGGCGCTTGAACGAAGGCGTTGTGCCCTCGAAGTCGACTACCGCTCAGATCGATGAGCAGTGCGCGATGTTCGAAGCCATCTCCGAAGTCGACGCCGACCTGGTGAAGCTCAACGGCAACGATGCAGGCTTCCGCCTGTCTGAAGCCGCTGCCTTCATCGAGGCGATGAACCAGACGATGGCGCAGACCCTCTTCTACGGCAACGCAGCCCTGACGCCCGAGTACTTCACCGGGTTGGCGCCGCGTTACGCTGCCGCCTCTGGGGCCAATGCCCAGAACATCCTGAGCGCCGGCGGCGCAGGCTCCGACAACACCTCGGTGTGGCTGGTGGCCTGGGGCCAGAACACGGTGGCCGGGATCTACCCCAAGGGCTCGAAAGCTGGCTTGATCCACGAGGATCTGGGCGAGCAGATGATCCAGACCGGGGTGGGCATCGGAACGGGCCGCATGAAGGCCTTCATCGACCGCTGGCAGTGGAAGTGCGGGCTCGCCGTGCGCGACTGGCGCTACGCGGTGCGCATCGCCAACATCGATGTGTCCAACCTCGTGTCGGAGTCGGGATCGGCTGACCTCATCAAGCTGATGATCAAAGCCATCCACCGCCTGCCGGATCTGTCCTCTGGGCGCCCGGTGTTCTACTGCAACCGCACCGTGCGCGAGATGCTCGACATCCAAGCGCTCAACAAAGCGGCCTACCAGCTGAACATCGACAACGTCGACGGCAAGCCGGTGACGAAGTTCCGCGGCATCCGGATCGAGACCTGCGACCAGATCCTCGAGACCGAATCCGTCGTCAGCTAATCCATGCCCCCGGGGTAACACCCGGGGGGCCAACCCCAATCATCACAGAGAATCATTATGGCTATCTTCGACAGACAAAATATGTTCAGCGACGCGCAAGCGGTCAGCGGAACCACGGCAACCGGTTCGACCGATTGCATCGATCTGGGCCCCTTCTACAGCGGAGTGGGCGGGAGCAACACGGTCAAGGACATGGGCGTGGGTGAAGACGTGTACCTGCAGGTGACTGCATCGGGCGTGTCGGGCACCAACCCCGCGGTCACCATCGCGCTCGAGACGGACTCCAGTGCCGCCTTCGGTTCGCCGGTGACGCTCGCCTCCTACGGGCCGATCGCGCTGCCTGCAGCTGGTGGACAGGTCCTCAACCTCTGCCTGCCCTTTGGCGACTACAAGCAGTTCTTCCGCTTGAAGTACACCCAGAGCGGAACGAGCCCGGTGGCCACCTACAAGGCGGCGCTGACTCGCGGAGTGCAGGCGGTGAAGAACTACACCGACGCGGTCGTCATCAACTAAAGCTAAGGTATGGCACACGTTCGCGTCAGGATCACCCGCCCCGGGTTCATCGGGAATCAGCTGCGCCGTCCAGGCGATGAGATCACGCTCGCCGATGAGCGCTATGTCAGCAAGACCTGGATGGAAGTCATCCCCCTGCCCAAACCGACGCAGGAGCCCCCTGCGCCCGCTGCGGAGCCGGACTCGGACGCATCCAAGCCCAAGCGCAAGTAATCCAAGAGGGGGGCGGGGAAACCCGCCCCTCTTCCTACCGACATGGCCACCAGCGTCGTACAGATCTGCAACACCGCGCTCGCCCGCATCGGGGTGAGCAGTTTCATTGACTCGCTCAACGAGGCTTCCCAAGAGGCGCAGGTGTGCAAACTCCTGTACGACCAATGCCGCGACCGGGTACTGCGCGAGGTGCAGTGGCCTTTCGCGCGTGCCTTCGCAACGCTCGCCCTGATCAGCGACAACACCGGCAAAGCGTGGGCCTCGGAGTGGACCTACGCCTACCGCTACCCCAGTGACGCCACCGTGGTGCGGCGCATCCTCACCCCGCTTGGACCGCGTCAGGCGATTGCGGAACCTTTTGAGATCGGGCAGGACGGGGCCGGTCGCATCGTGCTCACCAACATGAAGGACGCTGCGGTCGAGTACACCCGCAAGGTGGAAGATCCCACCCAGTTTGATCCTTCCTTCTCCTCGGTGCTGGCCTGGCTGCTGGCCGCGGAGATCTCCATGCCCCTGTCTGCGGTGGACGGGCTGCGCAAGCAGGCGCTGCAAATGTACCAGGCCGAACGCTCGATCGCCGAGCGCATCGTCTTCAATGAAGGCGAACCGCTGCGCGACATCGACACCGAGTTTCTCAACACCCGAGGCTACGCATCGAACAGCTTCGCCGGGGACGATGCGGTCAGCAAAATCTTCCCCAGCGGCTTTACTGTCTCCTAATGCCTTCCTCGGTCCAACGCTCATTTGCCGGGGGCGAGATCGCGCCCTCCTTGTACGCCCGCTCCGACCAGGTCAAGTACCAGACGGGGCTGCGCAAGTGCGAGAACTTCCTGGTCATGCGCCACGGCGGGGTGAGCAACCGCCCGGGCACCAAGTTCATCGCGCAGGTGAAAGACTCTGAGCGCAAGGTGCGTCTCATCAAGTTCGTCTTCAACGCCGATCAAACCTACGTGCTCGAGTTCGGCCAAGGCTACATCCGTTTCATCCGCGACGGGGTGCAGCTGACAAACCCTGATGGCTCCCCCTACGAGGTGGCCACGAGCTACCAAGAAGAGCATCTGCGCGACATCCAGTACGTGCAGTCGGGCGATGTGGTGACGCTGGTGCACCCGAACTATCCGCCCGCAAACCTTTCGCGCAGCGGCCACACCAGTTGGACTCTTTCCAAGATCGCCTACGCGCCGAGCATCAGCGCCCCGCCCAACGTGGCCATCAGCGGCACGGCAGGCACCACCAGCAGCTACGTAGTGACAGCGGTCAAGGAGTTGACCTACGAAGAGTCGCTGCCCAGCAGCGCCGTGGGCAACACCAACACGGCAACCTCTGCGGCCAAGAACACGATCACCGTGGGCGCGGTCAAGGGCATCTACGAGTTCAACGTCTACAAGCGCAACAACGGGGTGTACGGGTATATCGGCACCACGGTGCCCACCGAAGACAAGATGGTGCGAAGCTACGACCGCCAGGCGTCCTCGGCGGTGATCTCCATGCCGACGGGCCACGGCTATGTGGTGGGCAACACGGTGGCGCTCACCGAGGTGTCGAACAGCTTGGATGCAGGACTTTCAAGCGCGCGCACAGTCTCGGCAGTGAGCGCCAATTCCATCACCGTGCCCTACACTCATTCGTTGGGCACCGGCACCAATGTTGGCACCATCAAGGTGGGGTGCCGCTTCACGCGCTCGTCGAGCACGATCACCATTGCCATCCCAGCCGGGCACGAGTTCAACGCCGGTGAACCCATCATCCTGAGCGAGGCCACAGACAGCAATTTGAACGGGACGTTTTCAGTGAGCGCTTCGGCGGCGGGTACTGTCTCGGTTGTCAGCAGCGCAGTGACCGCCACTGTGGGCAGTGTCATCGTGGCAATGAACAGCACCTTCGTTGATGATGGCATTTCGCCAGATGCTGCCGACACGCCCCCGCAGGCGCGCGACCCGTTCCCAACGCCTGGCAACTACCCGGGCACGGTGTCCTACTTTCAGCAACGATCCGTATTTGCATCCACCACCAATGCGCCAGAGAAGGTCTGGCTCTCGCGCATTGGCAACTTCAAAAACTTCACCATCCGCTCGCCCCTGCAGGACGACGACGCGATCACCTTCACCATCGCCGGGCGCCAGGTCAACGAGGTGCGCCACTTAGTCGAGATCGGTCAGATGCTGATCCTCACCTCTGGCGGGGAATGGCGCGTGATGGGAGACGCTGACGGGGTCATCAAGCCCTCGGCCATCAATCTCAAACAGGAGGGCTACAGCGGCTCGTCCAAGATTCCGCCGATCGTGATCGGCAACAACGCGCTGTACATCCAGGCGCGCGGGAACATCACGCGCGATTTGCGCTACGACCTGCAGACCGACGGCTACAACGGGCGCGACCTCACGGTGTTTGCCGCCCACATGTTCGACGGCTATCAGCTGACGACCTGGGACTACGCGCAGATCCCGCACTCCATTGTGTGGGTGGTGCGCGACGATGGCACGCTGCTGGGCTTGACCTACGTGCGCGAGCACGACGTGTGGGGCTGGCACCGGCACGTCACCCAAGGGGTTTTTGAGGACGTGGTCTGTGTGCCCGAGGGCAGCGAGGATGCGGTCTACGTGGTGGTGCGCCGCTACATCAACGGGCAGTGGCTGCGCTACATCGAGCGCTTTGCCCCACGCCACACATCCCACACGATCGACATCAAGCGCGATTCGTTCTTTGTCGACTGCGGGGCGAGTTACGACGGGATCAACCTCACCGGCAAGACGCTCACAGTCACGGCCATCACCGGTCTCACCGTGCGCGATACGCAAACGCTCACCGCCTCGGCCAGCCAGTTCAACCCCTACGACGTGGGCAACCAGTACGAGCTCTCGGTCAACGGGGTCCTGATCCGATTCAAGGTGCTCGAGTACATAGACCACAAGGAAGTGCGCGTGCAAGCGGCCAAGGATGTTCCGGCAGGCTTTGCCGGGGTGGCCACCGCCAGTTGGACGAAGATGATCGACAACCTCTTTGGGCTCGATCACCTGGAGGGCATGCAGGTCACGATTCTGGCAGATGGCAACGTGCACCCCACGCGCACGGTCATCGAAGGGGCCATCACGCTCGATCGCGCCTACGGGGTGGTGCACGTGGGGCTGGGCTACACATCCAAGCTGCAAACGCTCACCGTGGACAACCCGGGCGGGGAGACGCTCACCGACAAGAGCAAGATCATCAACAAGGTCGCGATGCTGGTGGAGTCCTCGCGCGGGGTGTTTGCCGGGCCTGATGAAGAGCACCTGCGCGAGTACAAGCAGCGCCGGGAAGAAAACTACGACGAGCCCAACCGCCCGCACACCGGGCTGGTGGAGATCCACACCGTGGCGCAGTGGGACAAGCAGGGGCTGGTCACCGTGGTGCAGAAAGATCCGTTGCCCCTGAGCATACTTTCTGTTGTGCCGCAGGTCAGTGTGTCACCAAGATAGGAGGCAACTATGGCAGCACTAGGAGCAGCAGTAGGACTTCAAGCAGCAGGCGCAACCTTTAGCGCCGTGTCTTCCTACTATCAGGGCAAGTGGGCCAAGCAGCTTGCCGAGTACAACGCCAAGGTGGCAACACTGCAGGGCAAGTACGCGATCGAGCGCGGCCAGCAGACTGAGGCGCGCGCGCGCATTGCCACCGGTCAGATGCAAGGCGCCCAGCGCGCGGCCTACGCCGGGCAGAACGTGCTGGTCGATGACGGCACGGCCCTCGAAGCGCAGACCGACGCAGCCAAGTGGGGCGAGATCGATGCGCTGACCATCCGCAACAATGCCGCGCTGGAAGCCTGGGGATTCAAGCAATCCGCAATAAACAGCCGCATCCAAGGCCAGATGGCTTACGCGCAAGGTGTTGCTGGTTCGATCGGTTCCATTTTAGGTGGTGCGGGCCAAGTCGCTGGCACGATGAGCGCCGCCAAGTAATGAGGACTTCTTATGCCACAAGCTCCGCTTTCTAACGGGCCACAGGTCGCGCCAGGTTCTTGGCAAGGCGGCATGCTCTCGACCAACGTGGCAGACATGTCGGCCATCGGGCGCGGCCTCTCGTCGCTGGGCAACGCAGCGATGGACATCTACCGGCAAGAGCGCGACAAAGCCGAGGACCAGCAGCTGACCCAAGCGCTGTCCAAGGCACGCGAACTGCAGACCACCGAACTCTACGATCCCAACGATGGGATCATGCTCAAGCAAGGCGGGGACTTGTACTCCATTGCCGGTGAGCGGTTGAATGGCTTTCGCACCAAGCTCAACGACATCCGCTCGACCCTGAGCAGTTCGCGAGTGAAGTCGCAGTTTGACCGGGCCTCCGACACGCTGTGGCAGGAGTACAACCGGCAGGTGCAGGTGCGCATCGGTGGTGAGCGGGAGAAGACCGCTAACACCACGATGACCAACTACATCGACTCGGAGTCCAAGGGATTGGGCACGAGCCTATCGAACGACACCGAGGCTGCGATCCCGCGCAGTTCGGACGGCTCGTATGACTTCCTGGCGGTCGACGATGTGCTCTATCGCATGGATCTGGCCATCAGCGATCGGGTCGAAAACGATCCCGGCGGCTTTCCGGAAGGACGCAACGCTGCGACCAAGACACTTTCGGACAAGGCTGCAGGCAAGGTGCTGGGCGCCTACCTAGACATCATGCTGGCCAAGGGGCAGACCGAGATGGCCAAGCAGTTCCTGGGACGCTACGGGGACCGGCTTCCGCTCGATGTGAAGGCCACGGCCATTAAGGCAGTGGAGAACGGCACCATCATCGACCAGGCGCAGCAGCATACCGATGAGATTTTCCAAAGCCTTCCTGAAGGCAGCACGCTCACACAGCAAAAAGAGAAGGCCAATGAGGCAGTGGCGCAGCGGTTCAAGTCCGACGCACGCATGCGCGATGAGGTGCAGCGCCGCGTCAATCAAGAGTTTGCACGCCGCGAGGACGTGGACTCTGGCGAGATTCGCGACACGTTCAAGGAGTACTACGAGCGCTTAAACAAGGGCGAGACAATCGACAAGCTTTCCAAAGAGCGGTTGTTTCACATCTTAGACCCGCAGCATCAAGAGCTTCTCAAGAAGAAGGCCGAGGAACTGACCACCGGGAAAGACAAGGGGAAGGATCTTGGCAAACTCTATCGCTACGAGATCATGGCCAAGAGCAATGATCCGGTCACGCGCGAGATGTTCCGCACGCTGGACCTGACCAAGCAAGACCTTACGCCCAAAGAGTTTGAGTACGTGAGCAAACTGCAGATGGATCTGCAGGAAGCAAACCTGAGCCAGGCAAAAGACGCCGAGCAAAAAGGCCTTCGCACCGTGCACCAGATCGCGGAAGACACCGCCAAGACATTTCTCAAAAAGCCCGAGGAGCGCTACCTGTTTCAGACGCAACTTGAGGAGCAGGTGCAGCTGCTGCAAGATCGCACCAAACGCACAGTCACGCCTAGGGAGGTGCAGGAGATTGCCAACGACCTGCTGCTCAAAAAGGCTGAGGGAATACTCTCACGCGACAAGTACGTCTTCCAGCTTACGCCTGAAGAGTTAAACGCTCCCGATGCAAAAATAGCGTGGGACAAAATCCCCGAAACCGACAAGAATCGTATCCGCACGCAATGGCAGAAGGAGAAGGGACGCACGCCAGAGAAAGATGAGATTCAGCGTCAGTACTTCAACGAGATGCTCAAGCGTCGCCAAACCCGCGGCATCAAGTTCCAAAAGTAATGGCTGACCTCTTTGACACCGTACCAGATGAGCTTCGCGCTTCGATGCTCAAGGCAACGAGCACGGACCCCGAAGCGCACGCGCGCGTTCTAAATCTCGCCACCAAGCTCAACCTGCCGCCCGATGTGGTGGCCATCAATCCAGCCTGGGCACAGCACCAGGTCGACACGCAGCTGGATGCGGAGAAGCTTACCAAGGACTACCCGGGCACGGCCAAGTTTCTGGCCGATCCCAACCGCGCCGCGGTCTCGCACGACGAGCTCATCCAGCACATGGCCATGGAGGACACGCTGCGCAACGCGCAGCTGCTCGAGCCCGGGCTGTTCGGCAAGGACGTGCGTGACACGCTGATCTCTCAACTGCGTGAGCGCGGTCACAAAATCGAATTGGTCGACACTCCCGCTTACTCTGGAGACTTTGCTTACTCGGTAAGCGGCCTGCCTGCACCTTCACAGCAAGCGGCCACGCCAGAGGCCCAAGATCAAAAGGCGGCGGAGCTCTACCAGTTGCCACAAGGTTTCTTCGAGCGTCTTATCACCGGCGTGGAGAAGGCCGAGCCGGTGCCGTTCTTGGGCGCAGCCGTAGAAGGGCTGGACATCTACAACCTCACGCAGCTGGCCAACCGGGTGAAGGACGGCACGGCAGAGGATAAGGACTGGATCGAACTGCTCAGGTACGACGCCGAGATGCGCCGGGGCACCGACTTCGGCGGAAAGGTTGCTGCGGTGTTGGTGAACATTCCGGCCTTTGCGGGGGAAATTGCGGCCACGGGCGGGGTGTTCACCGCGGGCGCCGCGGGGGCGCGCAAGGCCGGGCTCTACGCAGCAAAGAAGATTCTCAACAAGAGCGCTGAAGAAGTTGCCAAGAGCGCGCTGCTACGCGGCGGAATACGCGCAGCGGGGTGGGTGGCTGGATCGGTTGCGCAGGCCACAGTGGGCATGCCGCATCGCGTGGCGGTGGACGCTATGCAGCGGCTGATGCCCAAGATGCAGTTTAGCGTCAGCGAGCAGGGCCAAATTGAATCGGTTATCTCCGACTCTGAAGACGGCTTTGCCAGCGCGTTGACCAAGGCGATCGTCAACCAGAGCATCGAGGTAGGCACAGAGAGCGCCGGTGCGTTCATCGGTAAGGTCACCGGGCTCGAGGCCCTCAAAGCCGCGGTGATGACCAAGTGGTTCAAGCTCAATCCAACTTCTGGTTGGTCGCAGTTCAACGCGCTGCTGCGCAAGGCGAAGTGGGACGGAGTGCTGGAAGAGTTCGGGGAGGAGCGCTTAGGCGAACTGCTGCGCGCGGCCGCCGGCCTGGAAGCGCTCAAGCTGGACCCCGAACAGTACGCCGTGGAACTGGTGTCCTTCGCGGCGCTGCCTATGGCAGGGGCTGCGTTGACCGGCCCAGGCATGATCCGGCAATCGCGCCAGATGGCGCAGGCGGCACAGACTCAGGTCGAGTTCTTCCGTGACCTGGGCGAGCAGGCGCAGCAGTCCAAGACGCGCACGCGCGTGCCCGGGATGCTCGGAGTCTTAGGCGACCTGGCGGCACAGGATGGCCCGGTGCAGCAGGTCTTCGCCCCGATCGAAGCGTGGAACCAGCACTTCACCAGCAAAGGGATTGACCCGCGCCAGATGGCGCAGGAGACCTTGGGCAGCACCGAAGCCTACGACAAGGCACTCGAGGCTGGCCACGATCTGGAGATTCCGATCGGCGCCTACGTTGAGAAAATCGCACCAACCGAGCACAACGAACCCCTGTCGCAGGTCATGCGGCTGGGCTCGGTCGACGCGCCCAACGTCGCAGAGATGCAGGCAGGCATGCAGGCGACCAGTGCCGCCGTGCAGGAGATGCTGCAGCTTAATCAGGACTACACCGCGCTCACCAACGAGCAGCAGAGTCTCGCCGCCGAGTTGACGCAGCTGCAGGCGCAGATGAGCACCGCGCAGGAAGCCGCCACGCAGCGCAGCGCCAGGCTGCAGGAGATCCAAGCCCAGCTGCAGGAGCAAGGACCCCAGGCTGCGCAAGAGCTCCTGGCTGGCAACGCTCCGGCTGCGGCAGAACTGCAGGGGCTGGTGCAGGAGTACCAGACGCTCACCGCGCAAGATCAGCAGGCGCAGCAGGCCACCGAGCGTGTCGCGCAGATCCAAGCGCGCCAGGCCGAGCTCTCGGACCAGATTGCGAAGATCGAGCAGCGCAACGCACAGGCGCGCGCCAGCGCCCCGGGACAGGCGCCCGAGGTGGTCGACATGGCTGGGGAGGTCTACAACCAGCTGATGGCCACCGGCAACACCTCCGACCGCGTGGCACGCGCGCACGCGAACATGTTTGCCCGCATGGCCTACATCATGGCCAACCGCGCCGGGATGAACCTGCAGGCGTTCAAGGACCGCTTCACCGCGACCATCCTAGGGGACAAGGCCGCAGCACCGGCAGGCACCACGCTCTCGCAGGAAGCGCAGCGGCGGGACGCCGAGTACATGACTGCAGTGGAAGCCGGAGACATGGAGACGGCGCAGCGGTTGGTGGACGAAGCGGCAAAGGCTGCTGGGTACATGCAGGCGTGGCACAGTGGACCTGCCACCGCACAGATTGAGAATAGCGTCGTTCGCACGCCATTCATGTACTTCACTGATACGAAGGAGAACGCCGAACAGTACAACCGGGATCAGGTTGGCAGGTGGTTCATCAAGACGAACCCATTTGTCGTGGATGAGCATCAGGATCAGTTCATCGACTTCTTCAGTCCGCAGTCGGAAAGATTCATCTCCGATTCGGCAGACGCTGAGGACCAGTCTTACAAGGAGCAGGTCCAGCAGTTGATTGACGATGCGGTGTCTGAAGCCAAAGCGGCTGGACACGATGGCATCGAGATGCCGTCAGAGTTTGATGGCAAGCCATGGAAGAACTTCATTGTCTTCAGCCCGAACCAGATCAAGTCCGCCGAGCCCGTCACCCGGGACGCCGATGGCAACGTCATTACCCTGTCGGAGCGCTTTGATCCCGCGCTGAACAGCATTCTCTACCAGCAGCAGCGCGATGCGCAGTACATGGCGGCGGTTGCGGCTGGCGACATGGACACCGCGCAGCGGTTGGTGGATGAAGCGGCGAAAGCGGCAGGGTACAACGAGTCTGGATCTCATGGGCTCGGAAAAGGTGAGCTTGCCGACAATCGTTTTAAGCGCGAGTTGCTTGGCAGTCAAACAAAAGCGCCAAGCGCAAAGTTAGGATTCTTCTTTGCATCAACAAACACCGCAAACAGCTATGCCAAAAAGGTATTTGAAAAAACGCTTTCAGATGCACAGGCTTTACAAATCGTAGGGCTTGCCAAAGACATACTGGCCCCAGTGTTGGACTTGATTCCAAGTGGAATCAATGAATGGATTGACAGTTTTAGGGACCGGAATCCTTTGGCAGCTTTGGATAAAAGAACAATTGATCCTGGCACCTTTCTTAAGATTACAGACGCACACATTTACAGTGCACTAATTAGTGCTGAGTTTGAGCTTGGTGCGCTTTCAAAAGATGCAGAGATCAAACAAGCGGTAGATGAGGCAAACAAAAGATATGAATCGGAGTTTCAAAAATTAGAACTGCGAAAGCCTGCAAGCATCAATGTGAAGCTGATGATGCAAAACCCCGCAGTGTACGACCAACAAGGCAAAGTATATCGTGAGGTCAGTTATGTTAAGTTGATTAAGGCGGCGCTGGATGCAGGACATGACAGCGTGATAATCAAAAACACCTATGACGGTGGCCCGCTTGATGATGTAAAAGTCGTCTTTAACCCTTCACAGATCAAGTCCGCTGACCCTGTCACCCGGGATGCTGACGGCAATGTCATCCCCCTGTCGGAGCGCTTCAACCCCGAGCAGGAAAGCATCCTGTATCAGAAGGCGCCCAAGGCAAACCCGCTAGACCTGGCGCCCGCTGAGTACATTGACGGACGCGGGACGGTGTCCACCCGGCAACCTACCTCAGTCAAGGCGCAAGAGTCTGAAAAAGTCCTTCAGGTGAACCTGGAGGCAGTCAACGCCACCGAAGTGCTGAAGGGCAAGGTTGCCGACGGCATTCGCAACGGAATCACCAAAGGCAGGTCCGTTCAGTACATCACAAACGAGCAGGCAGCAGGAAATGACGATCAGGTCATTCGCGCTTTCATCGACCTGTGCAAAGGCAACCTGCGGTGGTTATGGAATCAGTTTCCGGCGCAGCTCCGCGACCGGGCAAAGCTGTGGTATGTGGGCGCCAATAAAATTGCGGATGCGTGCGCTGAACGCTACAGCGTCACCACCGAGCAGGCAGCAGGCGTGTTTGCGGTCCTAAGCCCGCAGAAAGATTGGTTCCAGAACGTGTCCATGGGTGAGCGTGTCATGCAGATCTGGGAGCGCGCAAAGACAGAGAACTTTGTGTTTACCCAGGAGCTGTTTGATTACGTCTACAACACAGACGTCAGGCAGCTTCGCAAAGACGCGTCGACGAAGTACGTCAAAAAGGCATTCAAGCCACGCACTTGGTCCAGCGACATGAACATCTCTGAGGAGGAGTTCAACGCGCAGGAACAGAAGCGACGCAAAGAGCACAACGCAAGCGAGAAGAAGCGCAAAGAAAAACCTCAGATCGCTGCAGCCGCGTTAGCAAAGAAAACTGCAGCCTGGGATGCAAAGCGCGTGTACATCGGAAAGCGGTGGAGCGAGCTGGGCCTTGATGGGCGCGCCAGGTTGTTCCGCGCGCTGGACGAGACGACCAGCGACCGCTCGTATCGCATCATCCTGCCAGAAGGGGGCCGCGGCGAGGTGGCTCTCACAGGGGAAGGACAGCCGGCGGTGGTCGCTTGGAGTAGTTACAACTTCATCGCGAAGGCGTTGTCTATTCTTGATGATGGCAGCATTGCAAACATTTCTGAAAAGCTGGGGAACGAGCACAAGGTTCGCAACTTTTTCAACAATATTTCCGACCCCCACAACAAAAAGGGGTACGTTACAATCGACACGCACGCTGTGGCTGCTGCCCTGCTTAATGCGTTGTCAGGTAGTTCAGAAGAGGTTGCGGATAATTTTGGAGGCGCTGGAGGCGACAGCCTGGTCGGCATCTCTGGCACTTACGGTGTTTATGCGGAGGCATACAACGAGCTTGCCGAGGAGTTAACCAAAGAGCTCGGGGTTCCCGTGCTTGCTCGGGAAGTTCAAAGCGTGACATGGGAAGCGGTTCGGTTATTGTTCCCAAAGGAAGATAAGACCTCTGGAAAGCTCAACAAGAACCTCGATGCAATCTGGAAGGAATATGCAGATGAAAAGCGCACAATCGAAGATGTCCGCCGAGGCATTTGGAATCTCTCAGGGGGAATACGAAACCCAAGTTGGTCCGATACTGGATTCGGGTTTGATGCCCAGCAAGGCGGCGTGGCTAGTGGTATTCCAGACGGAGGACCCTTCGTTCCCCTTGGACGCAGAGCTGCGAGCCTCGATTCCGAGCTACCTGCCCGGGGAAGCGCCAAACTCGCTCGAGGAGTTGTACGCGGGGCTGAAGCAGACCAAGAAGTAACGCTGAACCAAGATGTTTTTCCGCCGGTCGCTGGCGCAACGCCACTGGTGGCCCTTCATAACATCTCCGAACAGAACCTTCTTGCCGCCGCAAAGCTCGGTGGCCTGGCTGCTCCCTCGATCGGGGTGACCCGTCCTGATGCGCTGTACACGAATTTCGGCGACATCACGCTGATCGGATCAAGGGACATTGCCGACCCGCGCCGCAACCCGGTGTTCAACGCTGACGCGTACACCGTGCGCTTCCCTTCGCCCGAGTACGGCAAGATGAAGACCGCCTCGGCGCTCAAGATCCTCAAGCCCATGCTGGCGTTCCAGAGCACGTTTCGGGACTACACGCCCGATGAGGCGTTTGACCTGCTGGTGAACCGGGGCCAAGTCGAACGCGCCATTGACAAGTTGCAGCGCTCTGAAGCGGCCAAAGTGGCGTTCTTGCAGACCAAGGGCATCACGGTCAAGCCGGTGATGCGCGACGCGGACGCTCATTACTTCTGGACCAAGTCGCCCATCATCCGCGAGTACATGACGCAAGAGCGTCTTGATGCGGCTGACGCCGGGTCCGAAGACGAACGTCGCGCGATGGTGCCGGTCATCGAGCAGGCAATTCGCGAAGAGCTACAGAAGCAAGGCGCTGACCAGAAGGCGATCGACTACTCGATCAAGGCATTTCGGAATGGCGCTATCAGCACCGACGGCGGGGTTGCGTTCATGGTGGTGTCTCGCATTCGCCGGGACCTGAACAACGCGGGCACGCAGGTGGTGGACACCCAGGCAACCTCCGATGCGGTGGATCAGGCGCTTGGAGACAAGCGTGAGTTTGACAGGTGGATTCAAGATCAGATCCTTGCTGCTGCTGGTGAGCCGAAGCTGATTGTCGGGCGCAAGAAGGTGCCGTTCACGCTCGAGAACATCGTTCAGTACATGACTTCCTCCAAGGGGGCAGGTGCTGAGGACACGATGACCTTTGGTGAGGGTAAGGCACGTGCGGTGACCGCATCGCGCATGAGTGATGTGGAGGAGATGCGCAACCGTGCAGAGTCGGAGATTGCACCGACCGAAGACGTCAAGGCAGCACGCGATGCTGCGTCGAAACTGGTGCGCGATTACCAGATTAAGGTGACCGACCACTACAAGTACAGCAGCACTTTCAGCGCGATGGATTCATCCATGAAAGCGCTGGCACGGTGGGCGAAGAGTGGAGTGCGTACCACTGCAAGCCTGCAGAAGGCGCTGCGTGCGGAAGACTTTGAGAACGTCCCGAACGACATCCTTGAATTGGGAGTGGAAGCCGGTAACGCATTCCTGAGCACCCCGGTGCCTTACTTTGAATCAAAGCCCCAACGGGCAGTGGCACTGAGCGAGTTCAAGGCAGCGGTGATCCCGGCCACAACCGGGAAGGAAGCGCGCGATGCGCTGGCGCAGGCAGGTGTCCCGGTGGTCGAGTACAACCCTTACGACATTGCATCCCGGGAAGCTGCGGTGCGTCAGGCTGCGGATCAGGAGCAGGCGCTTTTTCAAAGGGACGTTGATTTTCGCCCGGAAGTTCTGACCGAAGCGGCGCAGCAGTTCAAAGACGGTAACATCACCCGGGAGGAATACAACCGGATCGCCGCAGTCGAGTTGCCGCTCAATCCATTTACTGAAGTGCCGACTCCCGCGAGCATGGATGAGGTGCTCTACGGGTTGGGTGATCGGAAAGCCGGGGAGCGATTGAAGCGCGACCTCGCTGCAAAGCCCGAGGAGATTCCCGCGCAGACGCTTGAGTCCAGGCTGGACATTCCGGCGTACCGGGAAAAGGGCGTGTGGGTTGTGACCCTGCACGAAGATCGTGGCGACAAGTCCAAAGGCAGCGCTGCCTCGCCCGTGGCATACACCAGCACCGCAGTGCTCAACAATGTGACCTTCAAGGTTCACGAGTCTGCCGCGCTTGCCATTGCTGCCGGTAAACCGAAAGGCACGATTGCCACTATGCGTGGGGACTACAAACCCATGAGCGCAGAGGATGCTGCGGCACTCGCCGAGCAGGCAATGGAGGAAGGATGGGCGCAGGTCGGGATGAACCCACTCCGGCACTCGTACTTCTACGACAAGAACGACGAGCGCCCAGTGGTGTCCGCCGAGCAGGTCGTGCAGGTTGGCGGGATGGTGCTGGCAAAAAACCCAGTGTACGGGGAGGCGAAAGACTACCTGTTCCAGAACGAGAACGACGCGCGCGGGTCGATCTCTTTTAACCCAACTGAACGCGGGGCGCCTCGGCGTGCCTTCACTGTGCGCATGCTCAAGAAGGCCAACGCCAGCACATTCATGCACGAGGCCTCGCACTTCTACCTCGAGGTGTTTAACGACCTGGCATCAGATGCTGACGCGCCTGCAGGGCTGCGTGAAGACTGGGACAGGATTTCCAAGTGGCTTGGACTGCAGGCCGGTGTCCCCATCACTGTGGAGCAGCACGAGACCTTTGCTCGAGGCTTCGAGCGTTACCTGATGGAAGGCAAGGCGCCTGCCGAGGAGGTGCGTTCGTTCTTCGCCCAGATGCGCCAGTGGCTGGTGCGCATCTACCGGGACCTGCTCAACCTCAATGTCGAGATCTCCGACGACATTCGCGGGGTGTTCGATCGCATGGTGGCCACCGACACCGAGATTGCGGCAGAGCAGACCCGGCAGAAAGTCGAGCCGCTCTTTGGCACCAAGCCCGAGGGAATGGAAGACGCCGCCTGGGAGCGTTATCGCAAGGCCGTGGAGAAGGCATCGCTCACCGCCCGGGAGCGGTTGCAAAGCGAACTGGAGCGCGAGATGGTCAAAGCGCAGAGCGCAGAACGTGAGGCCGAGACCGCCAGGACGCGCGATCAGGTGATTAAGGATTTGGCTGCAACCCGGGAGCACATCGCGCTGGCACTGCTTCGCTTTGGCCGGACCCCGGGGGGCGATGAAGTCGAGGTGCCGTTCAAGATCGACAAGCAGTCTCTGCTTGATGCGGAGATTGACAAGGACAGCCTTGATAGCCTGCGCCGCCTGGGCATCTACCGGGTGGAAGGTGGCGTGCCGGTCGAGATGGCCGCAGAGATGTTGGGCTACGGGTCGGTTGACGAACTGGTGCGCGATCTGGTTTCCACGCAGCCTTTCGAAAAAGCGGTCGACACCGAAACGCAGCGGCGCATGCAAGAGCGGCATCCATCCCTGATGGAAAGCCCCGCCCAGATGCGCGAGGCCGCAGCACAGGCAGTGCGCAACGAACACCGCGACGATGTGATCGCCGCAGAGATTGCCGAGCTACAGCGGCTCGTTCGCCGCGACAAGGAAGCGATGGGGCGGGTGGCAGATATGGCGCCGCAGCCTCTCGGGGCGATCGCCCGCCGCATCCTGCGCAGCGGCCCGGAGCAGGCCAACGCCGCCCGCATCCTGCTCGACAGTTCCAAGATCACGGTCGACTTCTTCAAGTCCATGGCGTTGCAGGTCGCACAGCAGCAGCTGGCGGGCATGAAGCTGCGCGACATTCGCCCCTCCTTGTACCTTGCCGCAGCACGCGCCGCCGGAGCACGCGCGTCCAGGCTGGCCGCAGCGGGCGACTTCGCCGGCGCACTCGGGCAGAAGGAAGCCGAACTGCTCAACCACCTGCTTTACCGGGAATCTCGGGACATGCAGAAGGAAGCGCAGAAGCAGCAGCGCTACCTGTTGCGCATGACCGAGACCCCCGCCCGGGAGCGTCTGGGCAAGGCGAGCCCCTCGTACCGGGATCAGGTCGACCAGCTGCTCGAGCGGTTTAATTTCATTCCGATCCCGCTGACCCAGGTGGACCGGCGTATGCGCTTTGCCGACTGGATCACGCAGCAGGAGGAGAACGGACTTACCGTTGAAGTGGACCCGGCGGTGCGCGACGAAGCCTTTCGCAAAGACTTCCGCGAGATGACCGCGATCGAACTGACCGGCGTGTACGAAGCGGTCAAGCAGATCGATCACCTGGCCAAGCTCAAGACCAAGCTGCTGACCGCCCAGGACGAGCGCGACTTCCGCGCCGTGGTGCAATCACTGGTGGCGCAGATCACTTCCAACACCCCAGCCAAACCGCGCACGATGGGCAGCAAGACCGCAGGCGAAAAGACCGCCGAGGGCTGGGATGCGTTCTTCGCCGCGCACCGCAAGCTCGCATCGTTGATCCGAGAGATGGACGGCTTCGTGGACATGGGGCCGGTGTACAAGGCGATCATGGCGCCGATCAACCAGGCCGGTGACCGGGAGGCCGTGGAGACCGAGAAAGCCACCGAGGCGATCCTCAAGCTGTTTGAGGCTTACGAGAAGGACGAACTCAAACGCATGACCCGCAAGCAGCTGGTGCGCGGGGCGTCGAAGAATTTCAATCTGTCGCTCGAGGACCGGTTAGCGATCGCGCTTAACTGGGGGAACGAAGACAACCGGCAAAAACTCATCGACGGGTACACCGGGCTCAATGAGCAGGACGTGCTCGCGATCCTCGACACGCTGACGGAGAAAGACTGGAAGTTCGTGCAGTCGGTGTGGGACTACATCGATTCGTTCTGGCCGCGCATCCGCGACAAGCAGGAGCGCATCTATGGAATCCCTCCGGGCAAGATCGAGCCCACGACGGTCGTCACCAAGTTCGGCACCTTCCGTGGTGGGTACTACCCGCTCAAGTATGCGGGCGCCCGGGCGGAAGGGGAGAGCGATGCCGACGCCGCCAAGATGATGATGCGCGGGGCGATGACCGCATCGACCACCCGGCGCGGGCACACCAAGGAGCGCGTGGAAGGTGTTGAGCGCCCCATCCGCTTGGACTTAGGCGTGCTCACCGAACACGTCACGCAGGTCATCCACGATCTGACGCACCACGAAATGCTCATCGACGTGAACCGTCTATTGCGCAACCGCAGCGTCATGGAATCAATCGCGGACCACTACGGGGAGCAGGTGTACCGACAGCTGCGCAAGGGGCTCGAGGCGATCGCCGTGGGCAACACGAACTCGGAGGACAGATTCACCCGGGCACTTGGACACCTGCGCGCAGGCGCATCGGTGGCCGGGCTTGGGTTTAACCTGATGACCTCCATGATGCAGGCGTTCGGTCTCACCAACGCCATCCCCCGGGTGGGCGCGGTCAACATGGCCAAGGCCGTGGGCCGCTGGCTGGGTTCGCGCAGCGACATGGAAGACTCGGTGGCCTGGATCTACGAGCGCTCTGACATGATGCGCCTGCGCGGCAAGACCATGAACCGCGAGCTCAACGAGATCCGCAACACGGTGGACCCGAAATTCCAGACCGCGCTGATGGATTCCTACTTCTACCTGATCCAGAAAGGGCAGATGCTGGCCGACGTGCCGACCTGGCTGGGGGCCTATCACAAGGCAATGGAAGCCGGGTACGGATCAGATCAAGCCGTTCAGATTGCCGACCAGACGGTGATCGACACCCAAGGGGGAGGACAGATCAAGGACCTTGCCGCCGTGCAGCGTGGCGGGCCACTGCTCAAGATGTGGACCACCTTCTACAGCTACTTCAACGCGCTGTGGAACATGAACGTAGAAACGGTCAAGCGCACGAACTTCAAGAGCCCTGCAGACATGGGGCGCATGATGGTCGACCTGCTTGTCCTCAACAGTGTGCCGGTGGCCCTGCAGTACGCGCTTACCACGGCGCTGCGCGGCGGGTCAGGCGATGACGAGGAATGGTACAAGCAGCTGACCAAGCAGCAGCTTTCCTACGCCCTGGCGCAGCTGGTGTTCGTGCGTGAATTGGGTGGCATCATGGACGGGCGCAACTACGAAGGCCCCGCCGGTGGCCGCTTCTTTGCCGAGAGCTACAAGCTGGCCCGCCAGGTCGAGCAGGGCGAGATGGACCGGGGGCTGTGGGTAACCTTGAACAAGGTGGGCGGCATTCTCTTCCATTACCCCTCGGTGCAGCTGCAACGCACCGTGGAAGGCATGAAGTCTCTGTGGGAAGGCAAGACCTCCAACCCCGCAGTGCTCATCATCGGACCTTCGAAAGAAGAGCGTTGATGAAAACCGCAGCGCATCACCATCATTGAGAAAACGCTATGTCAGTCCCATCCGAAAACAACATCGTGACATACCCGGGCAACGGCTCTCAAACCGTGTTCCCGTACACCTACCGAGTGCTCGACGCCGACAGCCTGCAGGTTGTCTTGCAGTTGGATGACGGCTCGGAAGAGGTGCAATCGTTTGGCACCCAGTACACGGTGACCGGCGTTGGCGACTATGCAGGCGGCAGCATACAGATGGCGATCGCGCCGCTGGCAGGGGAGCGCATCACGATTCGCCGCAAGATCCCGGCGTTCACACAGGACGTGGACCTGCGCAACCAAGGCGCCTTCTACGCGGAGACGCACGAGGATGTCTTCGATCGCATCATTATGATGCTGCAGCAGTTAAAGACCGACGTAGACCGCAGCGCGAAGGTGACCATCACCACCGCGGCGCTAGGGTTTAATCCCGAGTTTCCCAACCCGAACCCGATGAAAATGATCGGGTGGAACGAAGATGCCACGGCGCTTGTAAACCACGACTTTGGAACGCTCTACGACGGCAAGATCATTCAGGGCGGGTTCTACAACTCCAACGGTGACCCAATCTCTGAAGAGGAAGCGGTGGTAATCAACGCTGGTACCTACTAGGCCAGCGCTACCCACTTGCCAGGCACGCGCAGTTCGCGCAGCTGTGCGAGCGACAATGTCACGTCGAGCTCGTAGTGCGGGGCATCGTAGATCGTCTTGAAGTGTCCGCCCCAGCGCAGGTTGTGCTTCTCCGCAAGTTTGGCTGCTTGGTGGTGGAACGCGTCCGCTATCTTCGGCTCGACCTCATCGAGGTACTTATCGCCGCGAAAGACGCCCATGTCGATCGCCAGCCCGAAGTTGTGCATGGAAGACCCGGGGCGCGCCTTGGTCACGATCTTCCCGGGCTTGGTGCGCCCTTGAGCGTAGAGGCGCTCTTGTTCTTCCCATGAGCGCAGTCCGCAGATGACTTTGTACTGCAGCCCCGCAGAGGCTGCGAGTGCCTGCGCCTCAATGACGAATGCACGAAAGCGCGGTTGCGCATCAGGGTGACAAGAGGCGATGTTTTTTTCAGAGCGAGGATCGATCATGGCTGGTCGTTATCCTCTTGTGGGAGCAGTTGTGCAATGCGTTTCCACAACCGTATGCGATCTTGCTCGCACCTGTCGGCCTTCTCCTCGACACGGTTCAGACGCTGGTTTAGCCAGTAAAGAGCGAAACACAGCGTGGCCACTACGGGTCCTTGCTGCGCCAGTTGTTCGAGGAGTTTGTGTTCCATCCCCGACTTAGGGTTTGGTCTCCTTTCGAACCACCTCAATGGCACCGACTACTGCAGCGCCTGCAGTGATGATGGCATCGGAAAGTTCGGGGTGCATCTTCACGCCGAAAAGCGCGAGCAAGATTGAAAGGCCGCGCCACGTGGACGGTTCTTTGAACCGGGTGAGAACTGTGTTCATGCTTTAGTGTGTTCGCTTTTTAATTTGGCTGGCAACAACATTTGCCGCTGCGGTCGCGGCGCCCGTAAGCAGCCAGGCATAGCGGCGCGTGGTCTGCGCCTGCGTGTGCCCCAACAGCTGCCCGACCTGCTCGAGCGAGAGGCCCGCTTCAATCCCCGCAGCGGCAAAAAACCTTCGCAAATCGTGCATGCGAAGGCCGGTGATTTTCGCATCGTCGAGCAGTCGTTTCCAGAGCCCCTTTGGTGAGACTAAGTGAGTCCCCGGGCGGCGCCCCACGATGATGTAGGGGTTGCCTGCTTCGCGTGGGAGTGCGTCAAGAACATCGCGCGCGTGCTGGTGCAGCGGGATGATGCGAGGCCCGGTCTTAGTGTCGATGTGCAGGCCGTCCTCCTGTACCGATTCCCACCTTGCGGTCATCCACTCATTGCGCCTGCACCCGGTGATGGCCAGCAGTTCGATCATGGCCACGAAGTGGGGCGCCTCGGGGCGCATGGCATCGAGCGCGCTGAAGAGGCGCGTGGCCTCTTCCGGGGTGGGTTTGCGCCGCCGTGCGGGCTCCTTGTACGCCTCCACGATTGCCGGGTTCTCTGCCACCCACTTGAGTTTCACCGCCAGCTTGAACGCCGTGAAGAGCACCTCGAGCACCCGGTTGGCCATGAACGGTGTCTTGCGCAGGGCGTGGTGCAGTTCCATGCAGTGGGTCACGTTGACCTGCCGGACGGTCAGCGGCTTACCCTGCGGGGTCACCTCAAGCCCCTGCTTTGCCTTCGCCTGCTCTTCCTTGGTGAGCTTGTAGAACGGTTTGGTCGTGAGGTTGGGCAGGATGTGCAGGCGCCAGATCCGCTCGGTGTACTCTTGGATCTGGGGCTTCTGGCGCTTGGCGGCGTGAAAGCGCATGTAGGCCTGGCGCAGTTCGTCTAGGGAGCGATCCTCGACCTTCTCGCGCACGGCAGGGTCATCTCCCCGGGCGACCTGGCCCAGGATCTCCAGCGCGCGCTTGCGGGCGGGCTCGAGCCCTAGCACGCGCACCTGCCCGAGCTTGAAGTCGCGCTGCTTGCCGTCCTTGGATCGGTAGCGCACGTAGAACACCGCGCTGGACCCGCTGACACGCCGGTACAGCCCCGGCACCTTGGCATCCCACTCCCGCTTCCTGGCCACCGCATGGCCACCAGATTCCTGTGACACGGCGTTGTCTCCGATGAAAAGACGTGAGCGGATTTTACGCCAGATCAACGACTTGTGGGGATGCGTTATGACGCGGGAGCCTGTAGGAACAAACTACGAACCAAGGGGTCGGGCGTTCGAATCGCTCCGGGCGCGCCAATAATCAAAGACTTACGCCACCCACGAGGTGGCGCTTTTCGTCTGGCCACCAGTTGGCCACCAAATAGAAAACGCCACCGCGGACCGTGGCCCAGGGTGGCGTCTGCAGTGTTTCATGGGGACAACCAACGTGCCCTGCCGCAGGATCTCCCTGCGTACCATGCTGCACAGGCGCCAGCGTCTCAGTCCCCCTTCGAGCCGTCAACGATTTCGTCGACGATTGCATCAAGCTTGTTCTGTTTGCGGCGGTGCTGCTTGAGGCTCATCTCGGTGTGGATGAGTTCTCGCATTCCGCATTCGTAATACAAGCCACGCTCTCGCAGCCACTTGGTGCACGCTTCGTTGACTTGCTGCGCCCATCTCATCGGAATCCCGAAGTTGAAATGGTCCGCTTCAACGTCTGGGACTAGTCTTCCGTTGTGTTTTTTTTCCATACTCGTATTGATTTGCGGTCGAATGTTTTGGTGACGGTGTTCTTCCAGCCAAGCACGCGCATGCAGGCGGCGATGCGCTGTTCCATGCGTCTGTCATGCTTGCCGACTTCGATCTTGAGCGCTTCGACCAGCAACTCGCGCGTGGTGTAGATCTTGTAGTGGTTGCAGTACTCGCGCAGCACCTCTTCCCAAGTGTCCTGCGGGCGGCGCAGTTCGGCCTGCTCGGCGGCGGCATCGCCTGGGACATTCCACCACGGTGTGCCTTGCCGGTACTCGTGCATGGCCTCGGCGAAGACTTGCTCGCGGTGCTGGGCAAGCCAGTCTAAGTCGACCGCCCCGCAGGCCACGGCCCAGAATCGCCGGGCGCCGGTCTCATCGCGGTTCCAGTCATCCCGGTTGGTGGTGCCTGCAAACACCGAGCGGCGCGGGTGATCCTCGGCGTTGCGTGCGTAGGGCGAGCGATAGCGATCGACCTGGCAGGAGATCACCCCTTTGATGCGCTCGACCTCGGACTTGGAAAAAGAGTGCATCTCGGAGATCTCCACCAGCCAGGCGCCTTTGAGCACCCCGTAGAAATCCTTCGAGGTCACCGACTCGTGGCACTCGGCAAACCATGGCCCGGCGAGCACGCGCAAGGCGGAGCTCTTGCCGATGCCTTGCCCGCCCTCGAGGATGGGCATGGTGTCAACCTTGCACCCTGGGCGCATGATGCGCGCCACCATGGAAATCACCCAGCACTGCCCGACCATGTGGTGGTACTCGGTGGGCTCGGTGCCAAATCCCATCGGCATCAACGCGCGTAGCCGGCGCTGCTTGTCCCACTGCAGGGACTCAAGCCAGTCGCGCACTTCGTTACGAATCTTCGCGTGGGAGATGAGCTCCACCGCATCGTGGACAATCTGCACCGAGACCTTCGGGATGCCCAGGGAGCCCTGCAGCAGGCGGGTCAGGCGCAGGTCGTCGGCATCGTTCCACTCGCGCGTGTCGTCGCCCCAGTTGGTAAGGATCTTTTCGCGAAACTCGTCGTACCAAACGATCCCCATCAGCGGCTCGTAGCGCTCGAGGATGCGGCAAATGTTGTCGAGGTTCGCGTGCGGGCGCATCGATGACCCGGATACCTCCAGCCCCAGCATCTCCCAGAGAGACTGCAGGTCCTTGATGTTGGTGTCGCGCGCGTTGGCCTTGGCCACCGCCTTCGCCTCGGATGTTGGCGGTTCGTACACGCGGATCTTGGGGCGTGCCCACTGCCGCAGCGCCTCCCAGTCCCATCCGGCTTTGACCGCATCGGCGGCGTCCCACTTGTCGGGCTGGCCCGCCGGGTCGACGATCTTAATCTCGGCCACGCGATCGGCGAGCATCTCGGCCAGGCGCTCCATGGCCTGGATGCCAGGCACATCGTTGTCGGGCCACAGGAAGATCTTGCGCCCAGACAGGGGCGACCAGTCCACCTTGTTCAGCCCCTGCGCCCCGCCCGGGGGCGAGACCACGATGTAGTGGTGGCCTGCCAGAATGCGGGCTGCGTCCGCGCACTTCTCGCCTTCGACCACCATGACCGCGCGCTTAGGGTGTCGCGCGAGAAGCTCCAGGCCGTAGAGCGGGCGCTCGTTCTCGATCATCTGGTTGACCCACTTCTTTTCTTCGACCGACCAGAACCATGGGATGAACTGCTTGCGACCGCTGCGCGGCTCGTGCCGCGAGATAAACCCGATCGTGTTGCCCATCGGGTCCTTGTACTCCCAGCGGTTGACCGCGGGGCCGTGAACCCGGTGCACGAACACGGGCGGCTTGACCCCGTGCGGCGGGCGCCCAATGAGCGGGCGTGGTGGCACCGGTGGGCGTGGTGCGTTGGGGTGCGGGGTGTAGGCGTTGCCGGTGATGGCATCGAATGCCTGCGCCATTTCCACCCCGTGGGCGGCGGCATACAGGGCGATCAGATCGCTACCCTTCTGGCCGCCGGCAAAGTCGGCCCAGACGCCGGTCTGCCAGTTGATGCTCAGGCTCTCGCCTTCGTCGCCTGCTAGGTTGCCCACGACAAACTCGTTGCCGTGGAACTTGCCGTTAGGAAACCAAGTGGAGAGCAGTTCTTTCGCGCGGGGGAGTAGGTCAGCCCGCAGTGCTTTGAAGTCTCGTTTCATCCTCCGTGTGTCGTTGCTAATGCTAGTCACTGCAGCAGCTCGAGAAACTCCTCGACGCTGTGGCAGACCCCGGCAACGCCACCCAGCGCTCGCACCAGCGAGATAAATGCACGTTGCTCAGGGGTCGCAGTGCGGCCGGGGCGCTTGACTTCAACGGCCAAGAATCGCCCGTCCGGTGTGATGCCAATTAAGTCGGACGATCCGACGCACAACCCAGAGGAGAGCCAACGCCCATCGAGCAGTTCGTACTTGCCGACCTGGTTGCGCCAGAGTCGCGCGCCGAGCCTGGATGCAGCGAGTTGGATCTCGCTCTGGATACGTGCCTCAGAACTCACGGCGTGAAGTGGACTTGGGTTTCTGGGCGTCCTCGCGTGCCGAGAGGAATTGAACGACATCTGCGGCCACGCGCATCTTGGATTTCTTTTCCCCTGTCTGCTTGTCTTCCCAGGTGTCGAGTTTGAGTCGGCCCTCCACGAGGATGCTTTTGCCCTTGGAGAGGTGTTCGGCGCAGATCTCCGCCAGGCGCCCCCACGCTTCGATGTCGACATAGGTGACCTCCTCCTTCTGGTCGCCGTTCTCGGTGGTGTACTTGCGGTTGATTGCAATCGACAGCTGCGTGACCGCAGTGCCTTTGGGGGTGTGCTTGATGTCTGGATCGCGGGTAAGATTACCCAGGACCATGACCTTGTTCAGTGATGCCATGTTGTTGTTGTTGTTGTTGTGTTTCTTGTTCTCGTTTTACGTGAGGCCATGATCTTCAAGGCCCACTCGCGCGGGAAACGATACCCACGAGATTGTCCGAGCGCGACTAACTCCTCGTAAGTTTTCGCGCTGCTCTGCTCCTGTTTGCGCTGCGTTTGCAGTGCAAGTTTCATCTGTGCGGAAACTTTGACGAGCTCCCCCTGCTTCTGGGCGACCTCGCGTGGCTGGGGCGCGAACCGGTGCCCGCAGTTGCACACCTGCGTGCCGCCCGGGAGCGCGCGAAAGCACACCGGGCACAGCCGGATGGGGAGCTTCTGCTCGGCGTCTTTCTTCTTGCGCTTCTTTCCCTCGAGCGACCACTCGCGATCGGAGTCGGGGAACATGTGGCGCCGACAGTTGCCAACGTGGTCGAGGATCATCGCGTGCGTCTTACCGGCAAATGTGCGCAGGCCACGGCCCCACTGCTGCAGACACAGGGAAGTCGATGCTGTGGGGCGCAGCATCTGCACCACCTCGATGGCAGGCAGATCGAAGCCCTCGGAGACGACATCGCAGGACACCAGCTGGTCGAGTTCACCGGAGGCGAACCGGGTGACAAGCGCGCGGCGGGCGCCCTTGTCCATCGTCCCGTCAATGATCTCGGCCCGGTAGCCTGCGCCCTGGTACTGGTCGCGCACCGCTGCGCAGTGCTTGAGCGAGACACAGAAGACGATCGCGCGCTTACCGTGGGCGAGTTTGCGGTAGTGCTCAACCGCGCTGCCGGTTACCCCGGGCTTGTTCATCATCGTGTCGAGATCGTGCTTGTTGTAGTCGCCCATTGAGAATCCCACGCCGGTGAGGTCCACCTCGTTGGGGCAGTAGTACTCGTACGGGGAGAGATGCCCGGCGCTGATGAGATCCGCAGTGGACGGCCCCACCACCATTTCATCGAAGAGCTCGTTGAGTCCCTCGCCGGAGAGGCGTTGCGGTGTGGCGGTTACGCCGACCGTCTTCGAGCCTGCCCACGTGTTGAGCACGCGGCCCCAGGAAGACTTCGCGGTGGCGTGATGCGCTTCATCGACGATGACCAGTGAAGGCGAGTGCACGATGTCCAAGCGATTCTTGAGCGTGAACACCGAAGCTACGACCACCGGCAAGTTGTGCCTGTATTTGCGTCCAGGGGCGACGAACGTGCATGGGACGTTGAACCGATGCAGCGTGCTGGCAACCTGGTCGATGAGCTCGTCGCGGTGCACGAGGATGACCACGCGCCCACCCTTGGCCACGGCGCGCTGCGCCATGTAGCTGAACATCACCGTCTTGCCCCCGCCGGTGGGGCAGACCATCAGGACTCGACGACAACCGGCGAGTGCGCGACGGGTGCTGTCGAGCAGATCGATTTGGTAGTCGCGGAGTTGCATGCCTCATCCGTATCAGGTGTTGCCTTTTTGACAACAGGAAAATGTTGAATCGGAAAATCAACGAGGTCTTCGAGCTTGATGCGAAGGCATTTCACCTGCGCGATGTAGAGCAGTTGCTCCCAGTGCTTTAGCGGCACCTTGCCGCGCTGTTTCCATCGCGAGACGGACGAGGGACAAATGTTCAGCGAGCGGGCGAGATTGCGCACGCCGCCGAAACGCTCAACAACAAAATCCACCGGAGTCATGCGAAGGATTGTTGCGGTTTCCACAACCCCTCGTCAACCCCGAGTCTATGCCGGAGTCATGCGGTTTGTCTTATTGTGATGGGTCGTGTATAACTGTGACCCGCAATGACCTCGATAGATACGCAGTGGCTTCGCGGTGTGCTTGCCGATCGAAAGTTGACTCAGCGCAAGCTTGCACTCGCGATGGAGATGGACCCTGCAGCGTTGTCACTGATGCTCAGGGGGTTAAGGCACGTCCGGCTTAAAGAAGCGCAACGAATGGCGGAGGTCTTGAACGTGTCTGTTTCAGACGTCTTGACCGCGTTCGGTGTCAAAGCGTTGTCGCCCAACGGTAACAATACGTCCGTGCCTCTTGTGGGTACGGTGGACACCGAGATGGTCATCACCCCGGCTTCAGGGGATTACGTGGTACGCCCGCCAGATCTGCAAGCGGATGTG